TTTGATTTGGTGTATTATCTGACATTTAAATTATGCTTACAAAAAGTTAATGTTGAAATTGAAAATACTGATTTAGTACAAGGAGATGGTGCAGATACTTTATTAGGTTCTATATCTACTTTTATGTATAGAGATGTTCCTTGTGTTATGAAGAAATATTTAAAGGAATTTAATATTAAAATAGATGCAGATCAAGCTAAAACTATAATCAAACAAAAATATTATGCTGATAAAATTGATCCAAGTAATACAAAGCATAAAGGGTCAGGCCAGTTATTTGTGGAAATTTCTGAAGAATTGGGAGCTAATGCAATAATGGCATTTAAGTATCCAGACACTTTAAGATGGGTTAATGATTTAGAGTATAAGTTTTCTCGGCCCGATAGAAAAATATTTCCTAAAAAAGTAATTGAATATCTTGGTTATGATCCCGATAAGGTAAACAGAACTATAATGGAAAAAGGTACTGGCATTTATGATGCAATGAAAATTATACTCGAGCTTATGGCAGCCTCTCCAAAGACAGGAAAATCACCAAATTCTGCTGTGAAAGAACTTATTAAGATTAAATCAGAGTCTTCAGAATTACCTGTATGATTGATAAACTGTTAATGAACGAAATAGATGTACCAGATGATGACTGTGCAGTATTGTTGTCTGGTGGAGTAGATTCTATTTCAGTTGGATTCGCAGCTGAACGCCTTGGTAAAAAAGTTCACGCCTATAGTTTTTGTCTAGACACTCACCCCTCATACGATTTTCAAAAAGCCAAAGAAATTGCAGAAATATTTAACTGGCCCTTCACAGGAATTGAAGTACCAACCAAGAACTTGGCAGACGATTGGCACCGATTAGTTCAATTGGATTGTAGAAAGAAGACCCACTTTGAATGTGTCTATCCATTTTTATATGTGTATCCAGAAATAAAACAGAAATATGTTTTGTCTGGTTGGGCCGCAGATGGTTACTATGGTGTAAGTAAAAAAGCACAGATACATTACAAACACACACAAGAATTATTTGATAAGTTTAGAGACAATTATTTTAGTCCAGAGATGTGTGCAGGTTACAATTGGCACAAGAAAGTTTCAGATGAATATGATAAAGTTTTTGTTACTCCATATCTTACAGAATCCGTGAAAGAGTTTTTCTACAGTAAGAGCTGGGATGAAGTCAACAAACCATTTCAGAAACATCATGTAAGAAATGCATTTGATGAATTTAAGAGAACAGGAAAAATTAAAAATCATTTGAACTTACAAATAGATTCTGGTATAGTAGAATTGTTTGAATCATTATTACCTAATAAGGAAATCAATTTTAAAAATAGAAGTAGGATAATGGATGTATGTAGGGATTGGCACGGGCTAAATACTACAAAGACCAATTCAAACACTTTAGAGGAGTTTTTAATATGAAACCACAAATTCAAACTTTACCATTTGAAGATGATTATCTTGCAGAGGAAATTAAAAAACCAGATGTTAAAGTAATGCCAGACATATCAGCCCCAGCTATATTTTCTGAAGATTATGTCAAGCACGTAAAGGATGCAAAACCTATTTCAGCAGACTATCAAAAATATACATTACAAGATGTGTATGATGGTGAAGCACAAAACAAGTTCAATGTGATATCTACCTTCGCCGGTGGTGGTGGTTCTTCTACAGGATATCGTTTGGCGGGTGGTAAGATTTTATGTATCAACGAATTCGTAGAAGAGGCCAGAAATACATATCATGAAAATTATCCAAACACTCCTATACTTCCAGATGATATAAAGGAACTTCATTTAGAAGGTGAACACGAACTTCTGGATGCCGCTAATATTGGAGTAGGAGAAGTTGATCTTCTAGATGGTTCACCACCATGTTCTGCTTTCTCTATGGCTGGTGCTGTAGTTCACGGCGGAGGTCATTCTAGTGGGTTTGGTAAAACTAAAAATTATTCCGATGGTAAGAAGGTAGAAAATATTGAAGATTTATTTTTTGAGTTTATCAGAGTTGCAAAAGACATTCAACCTAAAGTTATTGTTGCTGAGAATGTGTCGGGGTTGTTAATGGGTGAAGCTAAAAATTACTACTACAGGATTACAGCAGAGTTTGGAAATATTGGTTATAACGTATCTTCCAAGTTATTAGATTCATCTCATTATGGAGTGCCTCAAACAAGAAAAAGAGTTATTTTTATTGCAGTTCGTGAAGATGTAACTGATGCGATTGGTCTTACTTCTCTTAACATTGCTAGTATATTTCCAGAAAAGACTAGTGAAGTGGTTACTTGTGGGAATGCATTTAGTGATCTAGAGTATGATGAAACAGAAATAAAAAAGTTAACAGAATCTTTTACAAAAGGTTCTCATTTTGAAACTGCATCAAAAATGCCACTTGACCCTAAAAAAGTATTAACTGGATGTGATTATCATCCAAGAGGCCATCACTTTAATATGAAAAGAATTTCAAGATTCAAACCAGCGCCCACCATCACAGCTTCTGGTGGTTGCATTCATTGGAGTGAAATGCGAAGACTTGCATTGTGTGAATCTCGTAGAGCCATGTCTTTACCAGAAGATTTCAAACTTACTGGAAAGTGGGAGCAAAGGTCTGAACGTATGGGTAGAATGGTGCCACCACTAATGATGAAAGCGATAGCAGATTCAATATACAAGAAAGTACTAAAACCTTATAAGGAGTTGAACAATGGCTGATTTTACTTTTGCACACAGACAAGAAGGATTTGATAAGCACATTGAATTATCTATTCGTGGTTATTCAAATCTAATGGAAGATGTAGTTAGTCTTTCACGTTATTTTGTAGAAGATAATACTAACATAGTTGATATTGGATGTTCTACAGGAAAAATTACACAGGCCATGATGAAGTACAATAGCGACCATTCTCCTTCAGCAAAATATATTGGAGTTGAGGTAGCTGATGGTTTTGAACAAGATTTGAAAGACCGCACAAAGGAATTGAATAATGCTGGACTTACCAATGTAGAATTCATTATGGAAGACATTCGTAAGTTTCAATTCAAAAATTGTAATTTGATTACCTCTATTTTTACTCTACAATTTATGCCAAAGAAGGATAGAAAAAGTGTTATTGAAAATATCTATCATGGATTGAATACTGGTGGAGCTTTCATTTTTGCTGAAAAAACTATCTGTGAAAGTGCACAAGTACAGGACATGATTACGTTCAATTACTACGATTACAAACGAAAATCGTTTGATACAGAAGACATTATGGATAAGGAAAGAACCCTCAGAAACATCATGAAACCCCTTACATGGAAACAACTTGAGCTCATGGTATCCTTTGCTGGGTTCACTACAGTTCAACCATTTTGGAGAAACCATAGCTTTGTGGGTGCGTTGGCCATCAAATAACTTGACAAAACTCCATGAATGATCAAGAAATATTAAGAGAATTTTTTACTCTAGAAGATTTAGACGCTTATAGAAGAATTAGAAAATTTCAAAATAGATTGGGCACACTTCTTGAAGATTACATAAACACATATCTTCCCCTAGAAAATGTTAAATTTGTGGGAAGAGATAAAAATAGACCAGAAGGAGTAGATTATATTGTTGAACAAGAAATGTGGTCTGTAAAGAATGCTTGGAATACTGAAAACAGTGCTATGAAAAAAGCAAGAGAGCATAATAACATAAAACATTGGTTCAGGCTCAATAAAGATAATTCAACAAATTGGAACATTTTTTTTATTCCATTTATCATACCAGTAGAAAACGAGTTTATAGAATATATTGGTGGAAACTCTAGTAAAATATCAACTCTTGATAATTTCTTTTAAAAAAGCCTTGACAAAACATTTTAATATGGTATAATAGTATTATGAGTCCATTTGATTACCTAAAAGCGATTAACGAAACCAAAGAAGATGTGATGCTTACTCCACAAGATGAGAGGAAGTATGCCGCATTTATCGTTAATCGTGGTCTATCTTTCTTTATGGACACTATATTTCAAGTAAATGAGATGAATCGTAACCACCACCTTGACAGCCGACTTCAATTTGACTATCTACTAAATAATATTAGAAAGAAACGAAGGTATAGTAAGTGGCTGAAACCAGAGAAACTACAGAATGTTGAACTGGTGAAAGAGTATTATGGATTTAGTTATGAGAAAGCCAAAGATG